ATGTATTTTCAAACGGGGTGCCGCCGTGGTGAATTGTTAGCTGTAACATTTGCAGATATAGATTTTTACAACAAGGCGTTACACATTTATAAAAATATCGCCCGCGGACGTGTTAAAGGTGGTTACGGTGAAATTGTCACAGAACCAAAAACGAAAGGTTCAGTAAGAGATATACCGCTATCCGATGATGTATTGGCGCGAATAGCGAAAATAAAACATGATAAAAATTTGCCGAACGATGCTTTTGTTTTTTCTTTCCATGAAAATCATTCAAGGTGGATAGCGATAGACGCGGTTACACAGACATTTGGTAAAATACGTGAGAAAGCTAATTTACCAAAAGAATTAACCCTACACAGTACGCGGCACACCTTTGCCTCGACACTGCTTACAAAAGGCGTTGACTATGCCACTGTTGCGGAATTAGGTGGATGGTCGAGTGCCGCCGTGTTAATGGCGATATACGCGCATTCCAACAACGCAAAAAAACAAGAAGTGATGCGGCGGTTTATGTTCGATGAATAGAATTTGATGAATAGAATTCGATAAAATAAAAAAAGGGAGAGGAATCTCTCTTTTTTGTTGTGACGCTCACGTTCACGGAAAGACTTGTATTAGCGAGCGGAGATTATGACCTGTATACATTCGGTTAATGCTAAATTTTTCAATTCTAATTCTTTTATTCTGTTATCTTTTTTATCAAAATGCTGAAACACACGCTCTCTGTAATTTGCAAAATCATCTAACATCATATCGACAATGTTTTTATAAACATTATCTGTTTTGCTTTCTTTTAATTTTTCATATTCAGCCTTTAACACTTCATATTCTTCTTTTAGTTGAGACATTAACGAATGATATTTTGCAAAATCTGTCGCTATAAAATCAATGGTATTTTTTAATTTTTCGTTGTTACTGTTGATTTTTTCCATAGGCGGCTTTTCTGAAAGTTCGCTGTCTGAAATGGCTATAAAATGATATCCACCTGCAGACTTTCGCTTCCCATTCACACACATCGAAATGGCTTGTTTGTTAATATTCATTTGTTCCCCTGCAATTCTTGTGGATGGGAAGATAACACCTGTTTCCACACATCTGATTTGTTTTTTCTTCATTTTTTTATTCGCTCCTCATACAATGTTTTTATTTCTACAATTATTATATTACAAACAACAAAAATTATTTGTCGCTTTACAAAAAATTTTTTCAAAAACTTATTGACGTTATAGCCGAAATCGGATATAATATAATCATTGAAGGGAGGTGATAAAATGGATTTGGATAAAGAAGATGTTGAGTTTTTAATTTATCTTGCAGTCGAATACAGCAAATATCGACGCGAGAAGAAGAAAGAGAAGGAGGTCGAAGAAAAGAAAAAGAAGAAAAAGAAAAAGCCTAACCGCAAACGCCGCTAACGTCACAACGGATAGGCTTGAAGGAAAGCGAGGGGAGAAATCCCCTTGCACCTTCATATTATAATAGATACGGGAGGATATGGCAAATGAAATTCAAAAAACCAAACATATATGAAGTCATTTCATTTATTATTATAGCTGATTTAGGTTATAATGTTAGTTGGGAATGGACAACAATTAAACCTTTTCTTTTAGGAGGTATGATAACATGGACGATAACAAGGTATTATATGCGTTCGATGAAATAATGACAACGAAGGAAGCCGCCGAAAGGTGGCAAAGAAACGCGGATGCAGTTAAACATCTATGCACAGGTATCCAAGGTAGACCACCACGATTGACCGAATCCGAATGTCGCAAAAGCGGCGGCGTGTGGTTAGTTACCAAACATGGAATGACAAGACTATACGGCGAAGAAATACAAAAAATTCGAATCGAAAAGATTTGAAAGGATGGCACAACAGAGGATAGCGCAAAAAGCTATCCTTTTTCTTTTATCTTTTATAGTTTATTTCCCAAAGAAATATCAAAACATATCTTCAAACGCCGTACAATCGTTTTTAAGCATAGCTATTTTCGACACATACAAATACACCAAAAAGATATTTTGAAGCGTTTTAAGTGGTATTATGGAAGTCGTTTGTGAAAGATATTTGATGATACTTGCAAAAAACCGCTTGACATAATTTACAAACAGAGTTACAATATACGCATAAAGCAAACACGGTTTTGAAAGAAAGGATGATTGAATCATGGCAAAAGTGGAAAAGCAAGAAGCAGAAAAGAAGGAGCGCAAACAGCGCGTAGTTCGTTCCATAGACGAACGAATTGCAGACGCGCAAGAGAAGTTAGCAAAATACCAACGCCTTGCCAAGAAGGAAGAAGAAATCATTGCGGCACTTGAATTTAAGCGTGATAATCCCAATGTTGGGCGCGGTGCAAGCGTTAAATTGGACGTGGAGACTATGGCTTTCCTACAGAAAGAAGGAGTGGAAGATATTTCAGCACTAATTAAAGAATTAGTGCTGAACAAAAAGCAAGACGGTGAATCAAACAACGAATAACGAATAAATGAAAAAAAGGGTGCTCAAAAACAGGGCATCCTTTTTTTTGTCACAAAATAAAAAGAAGTAATATTCCGATAATTAAACGAGAACGGATAAATCCTTGTCATTGTTGAATAATAATATAATTTAACTACGTTCAAATCACATTACGACTTTTCTAATTTGCTGTTGACTTTCTTTTAATTTTGTGGTATGATACAGACAAATCAAATTTGAAGAAATGACAACAAACAGAAAGGAAGTATCCAAAATGGAAACGCTAACAGGTATTGACAGAAAAGGAAATAAGGTTGAGTTTGAGGTCATGGGGGTGATTTCGGATAACGAGTGGCGTGAATTCAAAAATGGTGAACGCGAAAACTACACCACGAGCACGCACACGAGCACGAGCGCGGAGAAGCTGAAAGAGCAGTACATTAAATACACTGCACGCGAACGCAAGCAACGCGCGGAGTTGAATATTATAAACATTAAGTTCAATACCGCACTTGCTGAAATCAAAGAACGTCTCGGAGGCAAAGGCGATGTTATTATTCACATTGGTAAAGACGCGGTGACGCTCGCGGTCGATGAACAATATGTAGACGCGGATGCAATCAATAAGACATACCGCACCACATCACAAGAGGAGAAGCGCGGTATCAACCGCATGAAGGCGATTATCGGCTACTATCGCCGCAAACTGCGCCTTGAAAAATCGCTTGCACGGACTAGATACTATATGATAAAGAAAGCCGCCGAATATGAGGAAAAGACAGGCGAGATGTTGAATAACATTATCATTATGGACGGTGAATTGGAGAATCTGAAAGCAGAAATGCTTACAGCTAAATCAAGTTATCAGAATTTTGAAAAGAACAAGGCAAAAGCTACAGTTCAGTACATGAATTACAAGGTTGATTCAAAGAAAATCCATGTAGGTTATCTCAAACAGCGCGGTTATGATTATCTTGCGTTCAATAATTATAAAGAATATTCAGACTATGAAAAATTGTGGTACGAAGATAGGAAGCTGACGAACTGGCGGATGCGCGACTACAAGCGCGTAAAGGTCAAGGTCGATGTGAAGCCGATTCTTCTTCTTCCACCTCCTAGCAATGTTCAGAATCCTCCTCGGCGGCGCGGTCGCCCAAAAGGGAGCAAGAACAAAAAGAAAATTGCGGCTAGTGCATAATTCGCACAATATATAGTGATGTGATATTGTTTATGTCATATATGTTGAGGTTTTTCAAAAAAACGGTTTTAAGGCGCTTGTTTTTTGAAGTTGGATACTTTATACCTATTTGAGATTTTGATACCGTTAAAACGCAAATCTGGAAGTTGTACGCAGGAGTGTTGTCATATATAGGTTTTCGGTGTGTAGATATGGTTGAGTTAGGTATATGTATACTTGTTTGAAAACGCAAGTTTACATTTCGGAAAGTAGGTTAAAAGTATTTTGTCGGTTCATCGCTTCGCGATTTTCGCGACCCTAACACCATCGAGAGCTTGTCGTTTGCTAACGCAAACGGGAACGCTCTCCAAATAAGCGGAAGTGTATGTTTGAAAATTTGAATGAATTTTTGTTTGATTTTGTGAATGAATTTCTTGCAAATATTTTGTTTGAGTTGATATATTTCTTTTGTATATAGCTTACAGCGTCATTCGTTTAGATATTTTCAATTTCATTGTTCCGCTTACGCTTCACAATTTATTTCAATATCTAAACTTCATTCCTTGTGGATTTCATTCATATCTATTCAGAAATTCTTAACGCTTCGCCTTACGGCTACGCTAAATTTCTGAATAGATATTCATTCAATCATGTTTATTTTTTGAACAAAAATATATCTTTCTCTCCACTTTTTGATAATTCAAATTCTAATCAAATTATAATTTACCGTATTTTGCTCGGTAACTTTTTCTAAAAACCTAATAAAATCAATGGTTTTCAATGTGCTTTCTTATAAAGAAAAGACATACAAATATATATATAAATATATAAAAAGATAAATATAAAGTTAGGGTCGCGAAAATCGCGAAATAAAATGATGGAGAAATAATATAATAATTGTAGGAGGAAAAAATAAAGTGTGGACACGGCTTCATCTCCATCCTCGTAAGAGGTGGAGTGAACCGTGGACAACACTCCAAGGAAGGAATGACGATGTAAGCGGTAGCCGTAGGCGTTCAGCCGCGTAACATCGGAATGACTGACGAAGGAACAACAAAAAAAATAAATCTAAAAATCGAGAAATAAAACGCAAAATTCAGTTTATTTAATAGATAGAACAAAGAAAAACAGAGGTGCAAATATGCAATGAAAATCAAAGTTATCGACGATATATGCGGCAAAGGTAAGACAACGTACGCCATAAACGAAATGAAAAAGGGAATCACAGAAGGAAAACAATACATTTACGTTACACCATTTATTAAGGAAACAGAACGCATACAAAAGGAAATTCCTTCAATGGAATTACCTAATAAATCCGATGATAGTACCAAACGGGCTAACCTTATCAGACTACTGACACGTGGCGCAAACATCGCAACCACTCACCAATTATTTAAGTCATTGGACGCTGACATTGTGGAACTACTACAAGCTAACGATTATACACTGATTATTGACGAGGTTTTAGATGTAATTGAGCAGATTTCAATTACCAAATATGACTTAGATAATATTTGCAATAACTACATTACAGTGGATTCCAACAATAAAGTAACATGGAATGATGAAAACTATCGCGGTAAATACGATGAGTATAAACGCTATGCGGATAACGGAAACCTTTATGTTTTTAATGACCAAAAATCAAATCAGACGGCAGGTCTATTTTGGCAGTTCCCACACGATATTTTTAATCAGTTCAATGAAGTATATGTAATGACTTACCTTTTTGATTGTCAACTCATGGCGATGTATTTCAAATCATGTGGTTTAACGTGGCAAAAATATAGCCTCGACAATCATCAACTAGCACCGTACCAATATAACAAGATTGATAAGAATTTGTTTAGTCTCCTCCAAGGAAAGAAATATAATGGCGCAGGAGAGCGTAGAACGGCACTATCAAAAGCATGGTTATCAAAGCACGAAAACGGCGAAAGCGTAGCTACAAACGCGGAAATTATCAAAAGTAAAGCATACAATATCTTTCGTAACGGATGCCAAGTATGGAACACAAAAAAATTAAAGCCAATGATTTAATTTGGACAACATACAAGGCGGCGTTTAGCCGCACAAAAGTATATATCAACGGTGCTAAAAGCTCCTTCGTGGAACTCAACAGCCGTGCAACTAACAAATACCAACACTGCCATTATATATTTTATCTGTGCAATTTATTCTTCAATCCATTACTCAAACAGTATTTCCAACAGCAGAACATAACAGTCAATGAAGATGATTGGGCTTTATCCATGTTGGTTCAGTTTGTTTGCCGTTCAGCGATGAGAAAGGGCGAGAAGGTTTATTTATATATACCTAGTTCGAGAATGAGGAATATGTTCATGGATTATTTAGAGGTGTGATAAATGAAAACAAAAAATAAATCACCAACTCAATTCTATTACACTTATAGAAAAAAGATAATGTAAATTTATAATGAGGTGTTAAAAAATGAAGAAATATAGCAAAAAGAAAAAGGCAACAATGATTGATGATATTGCAAAAAATATGTCACGATGCTCATGCCAAGAAAGTACATCATTTGATTATCATTTTCATCTTGAAAATGGCTTTCAGCTTTTGAAAGATAATATCACAAGGATTGCAGGAATCATGGCACTGTATAAATATCGTTACAACAAGCCGTTTTTCCGTGCCGCTGAACGTCGGCAAGCAGAAGCCGAAAACGATGTTGAACGCCGCGAATTTAATTTCGGAGGAGTCAACTATAGCTTTCGGTTTTATCTCCAATGTTCCTGCAACTGGAACTATTTGCGCGGCTACTATTATAAAAATGGCGTGCGGACAACTTTTACAACAGTCAAAAATCTTCCCCCAAAAATGGATGAACTTGTTGAGTTGGCGAATGAATTGACATATAAAGAAGCAAAGCCTATCAATATGGCATTCCAACAAGCATACAAGCGTACACACGGACTCTGATACACATAAATATAAGGCGCACGGCATAAAAGCTATGCGCCTATTAAATTTCATTTTTTTAGATATAGGCAAATAATTTACCAAAACACCGCTATTACATCTATAGAGAACACAGCGCGAGAAATAAAACAAAAAAAATAACGGCGCAATAGATTCTCAAAAAACAAAAATCGAGAAATAATTTATCAAAATATATCTATTATATCTATAGAAAAGGAAAACAAAAAATAAACGCACACGCATAGAAATAAAACAAAGACATAGGCGATTCAAGCGTTACAAATTTTTTTCTACGGAGACAACAAGAAATAATTTGTAAAATATAAGATATTACATTTATAGAAAAAGATGAATTACACGCATTGAAATAATAAAGAGATAGCGGCGTTAAATGGTTTATCGAAATAAATAAGGTAATAAATATAAACAAGGTGATAATAAAATGGCTATATTTAGAGTTGGAAGCAATAAATTTACTGTTTCGAGCGAAGATGTGAATAGAGTTCTCAAATATAAATGGAGAAAAGATAAACAAAGTGGATATTGGTACGCATATAATAAAAATAAGAAATTATATTTACATAGATATATAACTAATAATAATACTGAAAATCCTACAGACCACATCGACGGCAACAAAAATAATAACACGCGTGAGAATCTTAGAATCTGCACGAGAGCGGCAAACGCAAGGAATCAAGGCATTAAAGCAAATAACCGAACAGGATATAAAAATATATTCATTAACGGCAAGAAGTATGTATTACAAGCGCGGATGGACGGCAAAACAAAGACATTCGGCAGATTCGATAATGTAAATGATGCGTTGAAAATAAAAATGTATTTGTGGGATGAACTATTCAATTTGGATTATAAAAAAGAGATATATAGGGCAACGATGAGTAATTTCGGCATAGACAAGGATATTCAAGATATTGTTATAGATGAATTTTTCGGAGATGAAAGTAAATGATGTATCAAGGAAGCAAAGCAAGATTGGCAAAATACATGAATCCGATTATAAATAAAATTATTAAAGAAAACAATATATATACTTTTGTGGATGCTTGTTGTGGAGGATGTAATATAATTGCTAATCCAAAATATCCAATAAAAGCGAAGGAATTACTTGCATACGATAATAATAAATATCTTATCGCATTGTTAAATGAATTCAAATATAATAAACCAGATTTATTTGAGATGGGAAGAATAACAAAAGAGGATTATGAACACACAAAAGATAAAGTTATAAATAACAAAGAAGTAACTGAATGGTATGCAGGATTTATTGGATTCTTTACCACATTCGGATGTTCATTTTTCAACGGATTTGTAAATGAGGAGACAAGTAAAAGAAATCGTGTAAAGGAATGTTATAATAATATCAGCAAACAAGATTTTTCTGAAATAGATATAGTCAACAAAAATGTATTTGATATTAATATAAAAAATGCGCTAATTTATATTGACCCTCCATATAAAAACACAAAGAAATATAAAGTTAAATTTGATTATGAAAAGTTTTGGAATAAAGCAAAAGAGTTGGCAAAGGATAACATCGTTCTCGTAAGTGAGCAGACATTGCCACAAAATGTAAACTATGAAATACTATTTGAGACAGAATTAAAAACGACAATGAATAGACACGGTAGTTACAAAACAAGGAAAGAATATTTAATAAAAATAAATGGTGATAAGTAATGATAACAGCAATATTGACGGGATTATTTTTTGGTGGAATATTTTATATAATTTTCGGCTTTTGGGAAGAAAAAGAACATATTGCTAATCAAATGAAATATATCCAACAACAGCAAGAACAGCAACAAGAAGTAAAGCGTAGACAGCGAGAGCTAGAAAAGATATTTAATGAAAAATGGAAGCGATTGGAGGTGCAGGAAAAATGAATAAAGATATAGATTTTGATATGGATTACACGGCTGAATATCTATATAGACTTATTAGAAATAAAAGAACTTTAATAGATATGAAAAACCAAGGAAATTTTAGAGCAGTTGAATTACTTTATGATATTGAAATGCTAGAACAACGATATTTAACAAATAATCAACGTGTTGTTATATATTATGTTTTTGAGTTGGGATATACGATAAAATATACAGCAGAGATATTGGATGTGAAGAAAGACAAGATATTTGAGATTTTAGATTCAATATTTCCAACACTACAAAAACAGATGAGTTGATGAAGATGAGAATAACTACAAGAAACCCATTTAGTAAAGTAAAGAATTATAAAAATTATACAGACGATGAGATAGAAGCGTTGATTAGACGCGGAGAGAAAGAGAAGTTATATTGCTATGATTATCTAATTGATAAACTATATCTTTTAGAAGAAGGAAAACGAAATACTAAAAATACGCACGAATATAGTTATTTTGGTGCGAGAGTGTTAAAAGAGAAAGAAATAAAAGAAATATCGCTAGAGAAGTTCTATAATATTTAATGTAATAAATATAGACAGATAATTTCGGAGGGTGTAATTTATGGCAAAGAAATTTAGCAAGAAATTATATAATAGTACACGATGGCAAAAGATACGGCATTTTGTTTTAACGCGAGATTTTTATATATGTAGAATTTGTGGACAACACGACAGCAATCAAGTTCATCACATTGTCGAACTTACGCCGATGAATATAAATGACCCAAACATAACATTGAACCCAGATAACTTAATAACACTCTGCAATCAATGTCATGATGAAGTGCATGGAAGGAACTACAGAAGAGAACAAGAGCGGTATAGCTTCGATGCGGATGGTAACATCATAGAGGCGCAAACACAAGACGATGCCAAGGCACGCAAGGAGTACACCAATGAACAACGAGCACACATCAAGCGACTGCAAGCAAAGCTAAACGGCTGACGGGTAACAGCGCAGACAGTCGCGAAGCTGACACTTTCAAGCATATATACGCGCAAGCCCCCCATAAATGCCGAAAAGCCTTGTGGCTGTAAGACCTGAGCCGCCCTCTTTTGTGTGATATCCTAGTTCAAGTATGCGGTGTTGTAACATTTGTTACATTTATTCTTACAAATTTATTTTTACAAAAGGAAGTGATAAAATGACAAAAAAGCAGTTAGAGGTAAAAGCAAAAGTTGAAGCCGAAGAACAACGGCTTCATGATATATTCAAGTCGGCAAATGCAACCGAAACGGCATTAGCGCTAAAATGTATTCAGAATTTAGCATTCATGTCGGTGCAACTGGAAGAACTTCAAAATATGGTATATAAAACTGGTGTTGTGGAAAAATACAAGAATGGCGAAAATCAATATGGCACAAAACAATCATCCGCATTGCAGTCATATAATAACCTGCTGAAAACATTCAACGTGACATTACGAACGCTAACATCTGATATTATCAAAAATATTTCAGTAGAAGAAAAAGACGAATTGCAGATGTTCATGGAAAAATTTAAGTAATAAATTTATATAATATATATAGAGGTGCAAAATGACGGAACAAGAAAGAATTGAAATGGCGATAGAAATTGACGATGAATTTGCAACAATGATAAATAATGCAATATGTTCACTTTATACAATCGACGATGCTATCAATATGATTCGTGAAAATGGTACGGCAAAGAGATTCTCTAATGATGAAATTATAGCGAAATTGCAAAAAGAAGGTTGGCTAGATGAATGTAAAAACGCAACGCTGAAATCAATCCTAGAAGATTATATGAAAAATGTAGATACTGAAATTGAATATCCTGTTGACCTCATCGGCGAGGGTGACGGCGGTACTTTTTGCGAAATAACGATGTCATACATAACTAACTCTGTCATGGAATGGTTAGCAAAATTTATGTATGACATGGAACATAAATAAATATATAAGTATAAGAGTAGGCGAGAAACCTACTCTTTTTTTGCGTATATATCGTGATTCGAGGTGCAAATATGAATTACATCGAACAATATCAAAAAATGATTGACAGCGGAGACATAATTGCAGGTGAAAAAATAAAAAAGGTATATAAACATATTGTTAATAATCTACACAATGCAGACAGTGAATGTTATTTTGATGAAAAATCAGCAAATAAAGCTATATCTTTTATAGAAAATTTTTGTTGCATTCCAAAATTTCAAGACGGCAAGCAACCATTCAAATTACAACTATGGCAAAAAGCGTTGATATCATGTCTTTTTGGATTTAAGTATAAACAGACACAGCGCAGACAATATAAAGAATTATTCTTATTCGTAGGAAGGAAGAATTCAAAGTCCTGCCTTAATGCCGCAATCATTTTATATATCTTGTTATTTTCAAAAGAAGCCGCGCAAGAAGTTTATAGCGTGGCAACTGACCGCCAACAAAGTAAGATAATATGGGAATATGCAAAACAGATGATTGCTACATCGCCGCTTTTGAAAAAATATTTTCAGATTAAAGTCAATGAAATATGTCAAGTGAACGGTTTTAACAAATTTGTTCCACTTTCAAAAAACAGCGGTTCAATGGACGGGCTTTCACCGTCTGTCATGGCATTGGATGAACTGCACGCAATCAAAGATAGAAATTTGTATGACGTGGTAAAAGGCGGTATGTATTCGAGAAGCGAGCCGCTAACGCTGATAATGTCCACTGGTGGATATATAGAACAAGATAGTATTTTTGATTCAAAGTATCAAGAATATATTTCAATTATCAACGGTTACGAAGATGGGAAATACACGGATGAAACAGTTTTGCCTTTACTTTACGAGTTAGATTCTAAAAGCGAAATATCCAATGAAAGCGCGTGGCAAAAAGCTAATCCGAATTTAGGTGTAAGTAAATCCGTTGATATGCTACGGCAAGAAGTCCAAAGAGCGAAACTGAACGAAAAAACATTACGCGATATTCTCGTTAAACAGTTCAACATCCGTGAGAACGCAAGGGATAGCTTCTTTAATTTTGAAGATGTAACAAACGATAGTACATTTAACATAGCAGATTTTCAGGGCAAATACTTTTTAGGCGGCATAGACCTATCGCAGACAACGGATTTGACGGCGGCAACCGCGCTGATTCCTTGCGATGGCAAGCTATATGTTCATCAAATGTATTGGATGCCAAAAGATAGTTTGAAAGAACACATTGAAAAGGACGGCGTTCCTTACGATGCGTGGATAGCACGCGGATTGATGCGGCTGTGCGAAGGTAGAATAATCAATCCTAGCGATGTCTGTAATTGGTTTTTGGAACTGCAAAATGATTATGGGCTATATGCTTATCAAATAGGATATGACCGCTATAACGCTTCGTATCTCGTGAAAGAACTAGAAGAAAATTTCGGGAAAAATCTATGTAAACCTATCAATCAAAGTTTTATAGGATTGTCAAGTTATATGTTCGAGTCGAAAGCATATTTCAAAAATCGTGATATTATATATAATGACAACCCTATTTTCAAATGGTGTCTTTTGAATACGCTGTGCGTAACAGATACATCGGGAAATATAAAACCGTACAAAAATCGTAACTTAACGAAGCGCATAGATGGATATAGTTCGTTTTTAGATGCTTTTGTACTATATTTAGATAACAAAAACGATTTATAAAATATAATGTAATAAATATAGAAAATAAATATAATAACGGAGGTTAGTTCTCCAAACAAAACGGAGGTGCTTATATGGAATTACGAAACATGTTCAATAGTATCTTTGGTAGACAGAAGCAAGAGCCGCAAACAGTAAGACTTGAACTATTAAATGATTATCAGCAAGTATTTTTTACGAGAAATGACTATTCAAACGACATTTTACTAAAAACCTGTTTTGCGACACTTGCGAAGCATATAGCAAAATTAGAACCAACAATTACCAAAACAGAAAACGGCAAAAGAACACCGAACAAAGAATTCAGCGTATTGCAAAACTGCCTAACGCTTGCGCCGAATATTTACGTCACAGCTTATGATTTTTATTATAGGTTGGCGTATAATTTGACTCAAAATCAAAATGCATTTGTTAAAATTAACCGCGACAAATTTAATAATGTAATTTCATTATGGAATCTTGACTATCTGAGCGTTGAACCAAGAGAATTAGACAACGAAATTTACTTAAAGTTTTCATTCCGAAATGGAAAGAAAGAAACAATTCCATATTCAGATATTATTCATATTCGCCATAGTTTTGGCGATGGTGATTTTATAAGTCACACGGATAGTAATATCAGCGATAATTTAGCAACACTTGACATTTTACAGACTTCTTTCAAAAACAAAGCTATGAACAGCGGAAAAATCAAGGGTATAGCGCGAATCACAGGTAATTCCGCGGCTGACGCATGGAAGCAAAAAGCGAGAGAGTTGAACCAAAACTTACACGATTCTACACAAGGCGGCATAATTACAACTGATAGCACGGTAGAATTCCAAGCGATAGATGCTGAACCTGAAGCCGCTGACACGGCACAGTTAGATTATATTCGTGATAATATCTATAATTATTTTGGTATCTCAAAAAATATCGTTAATGGGAAATATAGTGAATCAGAATGGCAGTCATTTTACGAAAATGCCATAGAGCCTATCAGTATTTCATTATCACAAGAATTTACACGGAAGATATTTAATCAAGCACAACTAAATGAAGGTTACGCAATACATTTCAGCGGCAATCGGCTGATGTATTCTGAAATGAAAACAAAGATTAATTTGATTCGTGAACTGCGACCGCTCGGACTGTTGACAACAAATCAGTGCCTTGAATTACTAAATCTACCGCCGATAGAGAACGGCGATGACCGCGTGCAGACGCTCAACGTCGCAAATACAAACATTGTTAATGATTATCAATTAGGCAAACTGAAAAGTCTAAATGACGTTGGCAGACCTGCGAAGGATGAAGATAGTACAGACGGCGAAGAATAAAAAAAAGAGAGGTGAATCCTCTCGGTGTGTGATATAATGCTTATGGTGCTATCTATTCGGTGGACGGTTAAATCACGCTCCTAGATCGGGGGCGATGCCGATGGAGCTATACGACTTTTTGGCGTTAGTGTTCCTCGTTACAATTTGCATTGTAGCAATTAAGGCATAAGAAAACCCGCCCATAGCTTCCAACTCAAGCGGGATTTTCTTGCGTGTGATGGAGCTGACCGTTTACACGATAGCACCTTTTGTATATCTATTATACAACGAATCAGACAGAATATCAAGAGAAGAGAAGGTGATAAGATGAAAAATCAAACAGAATTTCGTTCAGTCGGTTATGCAGAAGCGGCAAATGTAGAACAATCACGGCAGACAATAGAAGGATATGCAACGATATTTGACGCGGCTACTTGTCTATATTCATTAAACGGCGTGGATTATTGGGAAGTGGTTGACGCAGGAGCATTCGACGGCGCAGACATGAAAAACGTTGTTTTACGCTATAACCATAGCGATAATTTCAGCATTCTTGCAAGAACATCAAATGATACATTGCGGCTAAATGTTGACGAGCGCGGCTTGCACATCGAAGCCGATATTGCAGAAACGTCACAAGGTAAAGACATATACGAACTTATCAAGCGTAAAGATATAAACAAGATGTCATACGGCTATGTTGTGGATAAAGATTATATCGAAAAAGTATCAGAAGCTAAATATGTGCGGCACATCTCAAAAATTCGTAAAGTAGTGGATGTATCAGTGGTTGATTTACCTGCATATAATGCCACAGATGTTGATATTGTAAAAAGGTCATTCGATAAATTTGATGAAGAACTTTTGAAAATTCAACGCGAAAAAATTGTGCTAAAAGCAAAGGTATAACAAATAAATCTGCCTCGGTGTTATATGATATATATAGAATAATATTTTTATATAGTATAAAAGAGGTAGATATAATGGATGATAAATGTAAACTAGGTAAACTATTAGCGTTTTATAAGTGTGAATTGGAAGATATTCACGAAGAACTAGAGAATATAATATTTGACACAAAAAGGAAAGAATATAACTATATCAAAAACGATAATATTCGCAATTATAGAATCCGTAGATATTTCTTAAATCAAATAGAAGGCATAGACACAAGTATTTTAAGAGATGATACTATACGCCGTGATTGTAAGAATATAGATTCGTTGTTGTATTATTATTTCTTCACAATGTTGAATAACAAGTATTGTGGTGATGAATCATATAATAGAATAAAATATTATCTTTACGGGAAATACGGTATATGATAGAAGAAAATACAATAGTTTTAGGACTAGACATATCAATAAAAAATACGGGTTGGAGTGTAATAAAATAAACGAAAAATAAACCTATCTTATTGAAATACGGTGATATACCACGAAACAAAATGTCAATAAATGAAACACTTGTTAATTTTGAAAGCAAATTGCAAAATGTTATCAACGAATATAAACCAAATGCTTTTTCAGTTGAAGCACCGTTCGTTGGATTGAACAAGCAGACAATCGAAAAGTTATGTTTTGTACACGGCGTAATGCTATTGATAGCACAAAAAAATAAAATCCCTGTTGTATATTATCCAGTAATGACGCTAAAATCAAAGGTGTTAGGCGGTATGTCGGTAAAGAAAACAGATGGAACGAAAAAGACAAATAAAGAACTAAAACAAGAAGTTCAAAACAAAATCATAGACGTTTTCGGCAAAGAAAGTTTTACTGAACCATATAACGATGACGTGACCGATAGCATTTCAGCGGCATATACTTATATTTTGATGGACGGGAACCCCGTAGAAAAGAAAAAGCGCAACCATTAACAACTTTATATTTCACGCGGATTCACGGGAAGAGAGATTATATTTCTCTTTTTTGTTTGCCTTGTGAAATATAGGCGTTGGCGAAAAACAGAAGTATGAAATATAATGTAATAATATTAGATATAATAATTTATATGAGGTGACACAACACATGAATCTAAAAGAAATCGAAATTCGCAAGGCAGAAATCTTAGACGAAAGCGCAAATGCTGACCTTGCAACATTGAAACTTCTAAACGAAGAAATGGACGATTTGAACGCGTATGCGGAAGAATTACGCAAGAAGGAAATTGCAGAAATAGAAAAGCGCAAGGAAATCGCAGACAAAATCAATAATGATGAAATTGAAGCAAACATTATTCAAGAAGAAGTTACAAAAACAAATTTAGTCGAACAAAGAAAAGGTGATGTAAATATGAATACACAATTCGATAGCGTAGAATATCGTAATGCTTTTATGAATTTTGCCATGACAGGCAATATGAATGAGGAGTTCCGTGCGGTCGCTATGACAAGCGGCAATTCAGCAGTAATCCCTACAACAGTTTTAAACCAAATCGTCGAAAAACTTGAAAGCTATGGCAACATCTTACCACTTGTCACGAAGATGAACTATCCCGCTGGCGTTGCAATTCCAACAAGCGAATTAGCTTCTCCTGCAATTTGGACAACCGAAACAGATATGTCTAACACAGGCGTTGCGGTCGAGGGTAAAGTAACAGGTTCAGTTACATTCGCGGCATATCCACTCGTCAAGGCTATCGGTTTATCATTCCTTGCACGCGTTCAAACGCTTTCAGCATTTGAAGCGGCAATTGCAAATAATGTATCAGCGGCGATGGCTAAAGCAATGGAATCCGCAATCATTAACGGTAGCGGCTCAGGTCAACCTAAAGGAATTTTGAAGGAAACCGCCGCTAAGACAGTTGAATTAAGTAAAACACTTGCATACGAGGATATTGTAAAAATCAAGAAAGCTATCCCAAGCGCATACAGAACAGGTGCGGTTCTTGTTATGAATGAAGCAACATTCTATACATTCCTTGCCATTGTTGATAAGCAGGGACAACCCGTAGCTAGAATGAACCAAGGAATTGACGGCAATCCAAGTTTTGAAATTTTCGGTACACGCGTAATTGTTACAGATTGGATGAAGGATTATGATAGTGCCGCAAAGGGCGAAACAGTTGCGTTCGTTGTTCAGCTTGACAAGTATGTGATGAATACCGCGTATGACATTGATTTGGTTACTTACATTGATAACGCAACAAGAAATAAGGTTTATCAGAGCGTTGCCGCTGTAGATGGAAAACTTGTAGACAAGAACGGATTAGTATTTATCAATAAGAGCAACGCATAAAATAAATAGTATATAGAAAATATAGATGGGAATGTGTATATAGATTGCATATTCCCATTTATTTTTATAATAAAAAAAGGTGGTTGAAAATGAATGAGTTAAAAATCTTGAAAAACTACCTACGCATTGACGATGATATTACCTGCGACGATGAAATACTACAAGAATTAGTCAATGCAAGTAAAGTATATATTTCTCGGTCAACGGGAAAGAAATTTATAGATGATGATAGCGTTATGCAAATGCTTGTTAAATTGCTTGTAAGTCATTGGTATACCAATCGCAATGCGATGAACGGAAGAACCAACGCGTCTGAAATTCCGCATACAATAACCACAATGCTAAACCATATTGAAATATCACCTTCATACGAGGTGAATTGAAATGATTTACGACGCAGGAACGCTAAATAAAAAAATAAATATAGTTGGTAGAGTGACTAAAGAAGTAAATGGATTTGACAAGACGGTAACGGAAATTAAGTATAAAAATATCAGCGCAAGTATTAAACCGTCACGCGGAAGGGAATATTACGAAGCAAAGCAAATAAGTAATGCGGAGAATGTTGTTATAATTATAAGATATAGAAATAACATTTATCAATCTGATACAGTGGAATATGGCAAGCATAGTTATGAAATTCAAAGCGTTGTAAACCCTGACATGGCAAATGAATCATTGGAACTATACTGCGTTGAAAAGATTCGAGGAAAGCAAGAAGAAAATGAAAATCCCAAGCCTAAACCTAAAAAACCGAATAGCGGAGGCTGGGAAGGATGAGCGCGGAATTTTATTTTGAAAATCTTGACGAATTCAAAGATAAACTGAATCAAGTGGTAAATGAATATACCGAAACAGCCGAAAAACATCTGAAACGCGCAGGGAATAAATTAAAGAAATTAGCAAAGGAAAATTCCCCTGTTGGCGAGACGGGCAAGCTATCTAAAAGTTGGAATGGTAAAATCACTGGCATTTCATCAGACGAGATACAATATGAGTTAAAAAACAAATCAAAGGTATATCACTTAGTCGAGCGCGGTCACGTTCAGAAAGACCGTAAGGGAAATACTATTGGATTCGTCCAAGGCAAACATTTTTTTGATGTAACCATGCAAGAATTTCAAAACTCGGATATTATGCAGACGGAATTACAAAAGTTTTTTGATGATATAAAAAATAAGTTAAGTTGAGGAGGTGAATCACAGTGTTAAATAGCGTAGAAATTCTAAAGCAGGTACGCAATAAACTAAAATCTATATACAATTACACGGTATACCTAGATGATAGCAAAGAAAATTGTGATTCACCTTGCTTCTTCTTGCAACTAAACATTTTAAGAAAACAAGTAGGTAAGCATAAATTTTTCAACAGCGGAAATTTATATATAACATATTTTGCTACAAAGAACAAAACGAATGCAGTAGAATTTTATAATATTAAAGATAATATATCACAGCTATTTCACGCAGGCTTTTCAGTTAAAGATAGGTATATCAAAATAAATAACATCTCAGCTATAACAGATGGGGAAGATGCAGACATAATTTATTTTACTTTGCAATTCGAATATTTTGATACGCTCGGCGAAGATAAAATTACTAATATCAAAATTGAAAACATTTATCAAAACAACAAAAGTTAAATAATCGTTATATAACGGAGGTATAAAACTATGAGCCTAAAAATGCCTAATGTTTTTATTAGTTTTAGAGAAAAGGGAATAACCGCAATTCAGCGTTCACAGCGTGGAATTATCGCAATGGTTTTTCCAGTAAGTAATCCTAGTGACAATATAACCCAGATTTACAATGTGGACGATATTCCAGAATCATGGACAAAATACAAGAAAGAACAGGCTGAGCTTGCGTTAAAAGGTTATCAGATTGCGCCACGTAAGATAATTGTTATGGAGTGCCAAGGCGAAGTAACAAGCACCGTTCCTAAAGAGGGAGGTCAAAGCGGCGAGACGGAAGAAAAAACGGTTGATGCAGATTTTACAAAGGTATTGAAGAAGTTAGAAAAAACCTATTTTAATTGGCTTGTTATCCCCGGAATCAAAGAAAAGTACACCGAAAAAATCGCCACATGGATAAAAGGAATGCGAACAACAAAAGACACTAAGGTTTGCGCGGTTCTTCCAAATTGTAACGCTGATAATGAGGGTATCGTAAACTTTACAAATACACTTATTCGCACCAAGGCAAAGACATTTTCAACCGAAGATTATTGTAGTCGCATTGCAGGAATAATTTGCGGCACACCTGCTATTATTAGTTGCACTTATGCGCCACTTCCTGAACTTGTAGAAGTGGAACAGTACACAGATGAAGAAATGGATGCGAAAATCGGCAAAGGTGAACTATTTATATTTTTTGATGGTGAAAAACATAAGATTGCACGCGGAATTAACTCTTTCATAACCACGATGCAGGGCAAGGGTGACGATTTCAAGAAAATCAAACTAATTGACCTTATGGATATGATTCACTACGACATTAAGAAGACCTCACATGATTCATATATTGGTAAGTACGCAAACAGCTATGATAACAGATGTCTACTTGTCACAGCGATTAACGGCTATCTCCATACATTAGAAACGGAAGGTTTGTTAGAGCGCGGTCAAAATGAATGTTTCATCGACACTACGGCGGTAAAAAATTGGCGTGAATCCAACGGTAAAAACACGCGCGATGAGCTTGAACAAATGAGTGAACAGCAGATTAAAGAGCTAAATATTCATGACAATGTTTTCCTAGGCGCAAATCTTTCCATGCTCGATGCGATTGAAAACATTGCGGTAAACTGCACGGTGGAATAAAAAAATGGCAGATGTGGGGAAGAAATAAAAATCTTCCTTTACATCTATTTATATACAGAAGGTGAATATAAATGAAAGAAATTCAGTCTAAGCAGGTAGTATACGGCACTTATGGGGCTATGTGGATTGATGGTTTTGAGATTGCAGAAATTCAAGAATTGAAAGCAACACTATCCGCTGACAAAGTGGAGGTTAAAATCGCACGCAAAATGTCCAAAGGCTATAAAGTCACGGGATATACGGGTAAAGGTTCATTCAAGGTACATAAAGTATCTTCTTATTTTATCAAAAAGCTCGCACCATCCATAAAGGAAGGTAAACAGGTTCTTTGTACCATAATTTCTAAAGTGGAAGACCCCGATGCGCTCGGTACTGAACGCATTGCGCTATATAACTGTTTAATTGACAGCGTAGATTTAATTAACTGGAGCGTTGGTAAGCTCGGCGAAGAAAGTTATAATTTCAGTTTTGAAGATTTTTCAATTTTGGACCAAATTGAAGGATAAACAATAATATAAACAATAATAATAAGAGGTGCATATAAAATGAACGCGTTAGAAAGACTTTTGAAAGCAGATGCCGCAAAGGTAACGGAAAAACCAAAACGTGAAATTGAGATTCCGCGTCTGTCAAAAATGTTTAACGAAAAATTTTCAGTTACAGTACAAGCACTAGACACAGAACTACTTGCAGAAATCACGGAGAATAACACCGAATACAGCAAGAGCGGCAAAGTTAAGAAATCCAATAACTATAAAATCGGTTTAGAGATGGTAGTAAATGCCGTTGTTGAACCTGATTTTAGAAATGCTGAACTGCTTAAACATTATTCATCGGCAACGCCGAATGATTTAGTTGCAAAGCTATTTTTAGCAGGAGAAATCGGTAAGATTGCTGAAACGGTATCAGAATTGTGCGGTGTAGAAACATCTCAAAATGAAATTGACGAAACGGTAAAAAACTAATAGAATCAGACGGTGAAATAAACTTACAATATTACCTTTTCCGTTTTCACCATATAAAGCCTATCGAATTTTTAAGCATGGGAAAGAACGAAAAAAAGATAATTTATGCTTTCATGCGTTATGAATTAGAGCAACGTATAAAAGAAAATTCACCGTCTGACGAATGGGAATAACAATTAAATATATCAAAAGAGCATATAGTAGATTAAATACTATATGTTCTTTTTTATTTTGGTAGGTGATTATATGCAAATTATTGATGCGGTATTGCGTTTGAAAGATAATTTTACAAACGTAATACAGAAAGCGACAAAAAATATAGACGAACACCGTTCACAACAATTAAGAACAGCAAAAAGTATAAAGGACACAGGAAAATCTATATCTGCATTAGGTGAAAAGTTTGCGTTGCTATCTGCGCCGATATTGGCGGCGGCAACAGCAGGCGCAAAATTAAATTCAGATTTTACGGTTGGATTAGCAAAAGTGTCAACCCTCGTAGATACATCCGTGGTTGATATGGGAAAAATGCGCCAAGGATTGATACAACTTTCCAATGAAACAGGCGTAAGTGTTACAGAATTAACGGAAGGTACATATCAGGCAATATCCGCAAGCGTGGACGCTTCAAAAGCGGTTGATTTTATGCGCGTGTCGGCAGAAGGCGCAAAAGCAGGTTTTACGAACATGACAACCGCAACGGACGCGCTAACGACAATAATCAATGCGTATGGCATGGAAACAGAACGTGCTTCAGATATGATGGATAGACTTATTGTAACGCAAAATTTAGGTAAAACTACGGTAGATGAAATCGGCAAATCAATCGGTCAAGTTATCCCCACAGCGGCAAGTGCAGGTATGTCCATTGATGAACTATTAGCGTCTGTAGCGTCATTGACTGCAAACGGTACGCAGACAAGCGCGGCTATGACAGGACTGAAAGCCGCATTATCCAATATAATTAAACCAAGCAAAGAGGCATTTGAAACAGCAGAATCTTTAGGATTGCAATTTAATCAAACTCATTTGCAAGCGGTAGGATGGGCGCAATTCCTAGAAGAAATCAAAACGGCTACAGGCGGCAACGTGGAAACGATGGCACAATTATTTGGTTCGACCGAAGCACTTAATACGGTTCTTTCGCTAACTGGCAACGGCGCGAACAAATTTAAAGAATCGTTGGATTCAATGGCAAATAGCACAGGTGCAACAAATGACGCAATCGCTAAACTTGACGCGACTCCAGCCGCGCAATTAGAGAAAGCAGTCAATCAACTAAAAAATGCCGCTATGGAATTAGCACAAGGGTTGACTCCGTTACTTAGCCGCACGTCAAGAATGACCAAAACATTCGCCGAATGGCTTAACAATCTGTCACCACTACAAAAAGAATTGTTATTTTCATTAGGTCAATTCATTGTCATTGGTGGATTCGCTTTAACTGTTGTTGGCAAAGCAATTACAATGTTTGGCGGTTGGTATAGTAGCATTATCAAAGCTTCATCTGCAATAAATAAAGCAGGTGGCGTATTTGCCGCACTCGGTAACAAATTCCCTGCAATAGCTGTGTTGATTAAAAAAATCGGTACAGCTATTCTTTCGTTACGAAGTCCAATTCAAGCGATTCGATTATTATTTTCCACAAATCCAATCGGTTTAGCATTACTTGCTTTAACTGTTATTATTGGTTTTGTAATTGCACACTGGGATAAATTCAAAGAAGTTGTTGCCGTTGTATGGAATCATGTTTCAAAAACTGTTAATAATGCAATGAATAAAATCAAAAATAAGATTGAGCCTATAATGGGAAGAATAAACTACATAGCGTTAAAATTCCGTGATATTTGGAATATGGTAATGAAAAAGTTTGGTTTAGATACCGTAGAATCTAGTAATATTGTATCAACGGTACTACACACTTTAGGTTGGGTTTTTGAAACAGTTTTCGACAATATTGTTACTGCGATAACTTTGTTCATTACGATATTTGCGGATGTTATGTTAACAATTTTGACCGTTGGTAGTGATGTCATAGAATTTATCAAAAATGTGTTTAAAGGTGATTGGGAGGCGGCATGGAATAGCATTGCCAATATTTTTACACACGTTTTCGACGGTATCAAACAGACATTTACGGATGTGATAGATTTTCTATCAAGTGGATTGGATTCTATTCTTGAAAAAGCAGGATTAGCAAGTAGCGCAAGTGCAAACGCGCAAGGTGCAGAGATGCCGCAACACGCGGTAGGTACATCGTGGTTTGTAGGTGGTAAGACATGGATACACGAAAAAGGCGCGGAGATTGTTGACCTACCAACAGGCACGCGCATAGTACCGCATGATGAAAGTTTGAAACAGCAATATCAACGCGGATTTGAAAAAGGTAGAGCGCAACAACCACAAACGCCAAGTATCAGTATCGCAAAACTAGCTGATAGTATTGTAGTTAAAGAACAGGCAGACATTGACAGATTCGCGGAACAAGTAGTATTCAAAATTCAGCAAGCGGCTATAAATAATATGGTTGGAGCGGTTTAACCGTGGAGCTGTCTAACCGTAGGTACAGTCCAACTTAATAAAATATGTTAATGGGATATATTTATTCGTATATCCCATTTTTATATTTTGTTTAAAAAACGACCTTCCAGAATCGCGTATAACTGCTCAAAATTAAAAATAGGTATATTTACATTCGGGATATATAAGAGCCGTTAAAACGTAAATATGGAAGTTTTAAGACTATATTTCTATATATAGTAAATTCAATATAGGAAAATCAATATATAGTGTGTATTTTGATGAATATTGTTTATATTTAATAAACATTGGTTATAAAAACATGAGGTGATTATATGGCGAATATATGGAAAAACATACAAAAAGAAGCAGGAGATTATCTAAAGAAAGAAGGTGGAAGTCTTATCAGAAACGCTATTTCGGGTGGATTAAGGAACGCGGTCAACGGCGCGTTAGGCGGCTTTCTATCAAAAAATGCTGTGATAACGCTATCTTGCGGCGAAGAATCGTTAGTATTCCCTGTTGTGCCTAGCGAGTTCGGTGTTTCTGTATCAAATAATAACGGCGTTGTGAACATCATCAACGCAGGTGATTATTCAATGATAGGGAAAACAGGGTTGAAACAAATTACAATATCAAGTTTTTTCCCTGCACAAGAATATAATTTTAGCACTGGTGATGCTAACCCTTATGAGCTTGTAGAAATGATAGATGGTTGGCGAACAGGTACAGAACCCTTGAATATATCCGTGGAAGATAGTCCTATTAATTTTGATTGTCTGATTGAATCGTTCAGCTACAAGGAAAATGACGGTTCGGGGGATGTGTATTTTGATTTATCATTAAAAGAATATCGAAGAATTATAGATGCAGTGATGGACGAAAAAACAGGGTTGAAAGAGCGTCCAAATACACTAGAAAAGCTCGGTAGCGACACAGCCGCGCAGATATTACAAGGTAAACCGCCATTGAAAACCATAAAAGAAGCAGGAAGAAAAGCATTAGTTCAAGTTGGCGAAGGATATCTTAATAAATACAAAGATGCTATCAAAGTTGGTGGTGTAAAAGTTGGTGACTATATCAAAATTTCGGATAAGGGAATCAAAATAAATGAAAAAGAAATCCGCAAAGACGCAGAACGAGAAGTAAAGAAGTGGGCGCATGATAAACTAAAAATCAAGGTGTAATTATGTTTATTTTGAAAAAAAAGATACAGACATAACGAACTATGTTACAGAAATAAAATGGTCGGGTGACTTAAACCAAGCAGGGCGAAAACTAAATTTTACTATTGCATATACTACGGATGCTAAAGATTCAGTTTGGAAAAATGCAGATATTGAACTAGGTGACCGCGTAAACTTATATTACATAGACGATATTTCGCAAGAACAATTTTGCATATTTAGTGGTAAAATATTTTTGCAATCAAGAAACAGTGAAAGTTATACGATGGAGTTTGTGGCGTATGATAACTTAATTTATTTAGCTAAATCAAAAATGACATATAAGTTTGAAGATGTTATTATTGCGGATGCTATAAAAACAGTTGGTAGCGTATTAGGTGTAACAATAGGAGAATTTTGTGACGATGCCAAGAAATATAAAATATCGTGTATAGCAGATGGTATGACAGGTTCAGAAATTATAAACAAATGTTTAGAAACATTAAAAGCATGGACGGGATGGAAATATCATGTTTACATGGCAGATAATAACGGTCAACAGCTATTAAACGTCGTTCGCGCTGATACTGTTATTGATGATTTTTTGATAACTGATACGAAAAATCTTACATCGGCTTCCCATAGCGCAAGCGTGGAAGATATGAGAAATCAAATCTGCGTTGTGGACGAAAACGGTAATATCACAGGGTATTTGGTAAATAAAGAAGATGTTGAAAAATATGGTTTACTGCAAGATATATATAAAGTTGACAATAAACAAAATACACAAGTACAAGCGCGGTCAATGCTAAAGCGTGTAAAGGAAACGTCGCAAGTATCCGCATTAGGTAACTATCAATGTATCAGCGGTTTTGCGGTGGAGATAGAAGAAGAACAAATAAAAGGGAAATTTTTAATTGAAACCGACGAGCACACAATTTCAAATAACAACCATACAATGACATTAACACTAACATACATCGTTGACCCTGATAATACTGCAAATGTTATAAGTGAAGGAAATCCTAATTATCAGCCGCCCGAAAATGAAAAGAAATCGAAGAAAGATAAGATTTAATACTTGCTATTATATTATAAATAAGTTATAATGTTTATAATGAAGGGAGCTGTTTAATATGGAAAATGAAGGTATGACAGATAAGCAATTCAAGGCATTTTTGCGTTTATTGATTGGAAGCGTTGAGGATATAAAAGAAGAAATAGAAAAAGGTGAGGTAGAGAACGTAAAAATAAAAGTTAATAAATTAGCTAATACATTACAAAGATGTATTGATATGTAGTGTAAATATAATGTAATAAAGTTAGAAAGTGTTTGCACCTCGGCACTTTTCTAAACAAAAAGCAGGGATATAGAAGTATATCCTTGCTTATTTTTATATCAAAATATATAGAAGGTGAGAATATGAAAGAAAATCCATATCAGCAATTGCTAGGAATCATGGCAGGGGTATCACAAAACAACCAATCTCCTACATTGGTAATTGGGAAAGTGATATCAGATTTACCGAATATCAAAATACAGTATAACGGAATAATTTTAGACAAAAATGATTTATGGATAAACGATTATTTGCTAACTAATCACACGCGCACGCACCAAGGTCACATTGCTTCTGCAACACAGGATAGAAGTGGCGGCGGCGGTTATGCCTTATTCGCAAGTCATAATCATGATATCCATAACGATTTTACAGACACAGAAACAACAACAGATTCAGACCTAAAAGCAGGGTTTTATGTCGCTATGTTTCCTATACAAGATTCGACGGATGGAACAAAACAGAAATATGTGGTGCTATGCCATATTACTAAAGGTTGGGAGCTATGAATTATTTACAATGGATAGAACTAATGGAAGCATTTTACAAATTCAAAAAAGAAACTGAAAAGATTGCATTTTACACAGATGAAATTAAACGCATGGAACAAAGCATTATAGAAATGAACCCTAATGCAAAATTAAACCCTAATGCTAAGAGGTGAATTAAATGAATCCATTCGTGAAAATGGAAAAGTCGAAAGCGAAAATAGAAAACACATTGCCATTGCTTAAAGAATTCGCATGGGATTTTGACAAAGACAGATTTATATATAAAAATGACGGTACTATTCAAACGGTTAAAGAAAACGAAGCCTTGAAAGTCTGGATTTACAAAGCGTTGAAAACTGAAAGGTATAGATTTGAAGCATATATGCACGGGATTTACAATTTAGATTCAAATTATGGTGTAGAATTGGAGAAGTACATCGGGCAATATCCAAATAACTCAAGAACGGCAACACTAATTGAACAAAGAATTAAAGAATGTTTATCTATCAATCCATATATCAGGCGTATAAATTATATAAGAATTGACATTTTACACAAAGATAAGCTAACCATTGGGTTAAGTATAACAAGTATTTACGGAACATTTGAACAAATCGTAAGATAAGAGGTGACAATATGGCTTTTGAGATGCAGTACAAAGATGCGATTCAACAACGAATGAAAGAACAATTTGCAAAAATCAGCGACAAGGCAGATTATGAAGGTAGCTTTTCACGCGATTTGATTAACGCCAATTCTATAGAATTTGAAAATGTGTATGCAGAGATGAATCTAATTATAGATGCCGCTTTTGCGTTTTCATCATGGGGGGAATACTTAACAGCACGATGCGCGGAGTTCGGCGTAGACCGAAAACAAGCGGTAAAAGCAAAAGGCGAAGTAACATTTAGCGGTGGTCAAGGTGTATATATTCAAAAGGGAAGTTTAGTATCTGTCAAGAACGGCGTACAATTTGAAACAGATAAAGATATTATGTTAGACGGTGATGGAAAGGGAACAGTAAAAATCACTTGTACCGATGTCGGAACAAAAGGTAACGTACAAGCACATACTATCAATAATCTTCCTATTTCTATTAGTGGCATTACATCCGTAGATAACGAAAAAGCGACGCAGGATGGAGCAGACGAGGAAACAGACGAAGAGTTATTAAAGCGATATAGCGTTATTGTTCGCACTCCTGCTACATCTGGAAACAAATACCATTATTACAATTGGGCGATGAGCATTGCAGGTGTCGGCGGCTGTAGAGTTGTGCCGTTATGGAACGGCGCAGGAACGGTTAAAATTATAATTATCAACGCTGAAATGCAATCAGCAGGTGCGGATTTGGTAAAAGCGGTTAAGGACTATATCGAGAGTGTACGTCCTATTGGCGCAGATGTGACCGTAGTATCTCCTGCACCGAAAACTATAAATATTAGTGTTGATGTATTAGGTAAAGTAGACAATGAAGCGTTCAAAAAAACGGTAAATAAATATATTTCATCCAAAAATTTGGATATGCGATATATCAGCGCGGCGCAGATTGGTAAATTATTGATGGAGCAGAACATTACGGATTATCGCAATCTAAAATTAAATGGCGCGGATAAAGTAACGGCTACGGACGCGGAATTACTAAGTGTTGGTAATGTCACAGTCAATGAATTTACGGCATTTGAATGAAGGTGATATTCTATGAATTTTATACGAGAACAAGATATAAAGTTAGCTGAATATCTACCTGCTTTTGTATCACAAGATAAAGAAATCAATACATTACTTGCAACAGAGTCCAAAGAACATAATCGCCAACGTGAATTACTTATTGACATTCTCAAACAGTTTTTCGTTCATTCAGCTACATGGGGATTGGATTTGTGGGAAAAAGTCTTTGCAATATACAGTAAACCAAACGAATCGTATGAACTGCGACGAGCGAAGATATACGCAAAGTTACAAAGTAAGCAAATTTCAACAGTGGAATTTCTTACACAGCTCGCAAGTAAGTTTTTTCCACAAAACGCAGATGTAAAGATTCAAGAAGTGAATCCAAAAAATCTGTTTTATTTAATTGCAAATTATACGGCACTAGATAACGATTATTTCGATTTACGCGATGCCATTGAGATTTATAAACCTGCACATTTGGCAATGCTAATTCAGCATTTTTTAGATGGCGTGGGCGGTTACGGATGCGGCGGCGTTGTGCAAATGTCGCATACATATAGTTTGATGCAAGAAGGATTTACAACAAATGTTGACGGTAATGTAGACATCGCAATAACAGGCATAATTCAGATTTACAAAAAATATAAAGTTTAATAAGAGGCGTTATATATGGCAAAATTTAGTAACATAAAACTAACACAGCACGGGCTAGATATGATGGTCAATGCAGATAAAAATAAGAAAGTAATTTATACAAAAATCGGTTTGGGCGATGGGGTAATAGCAGAATCCGAAGATGTAAAAAAGTTAAACGCATTGAAGCATGAAATTATTAAATCGAACATTTCGCATATCAAAAATGATTCAGCTTCACAGGTGACATTGGAAACAGTTATAACAAATAATTCTATTGAAAATGCTTTTTTTGCTAGAGAACTAGGCATTTTTGCGAAGTTGGGCGAAACTGGGGATGAAGTGTTATATGCGTATGCCAATGCAAAAGATACTTGCGATTACATCCCTGATAAATCACAACCTGTTGATGAATTAAAACTAAAAATTACGCTTGTGGTTGGCAACGTCGAAAATGTGACAGCAGTTATTAATTCAAGTATTATTTTTACAACCCTTGAAGATTGTCGCAGAGAAATTCAAGAACACAATCTTTAAGTTGCGGCGCATGACAATTTAGCACGTAAAGATGATGTGTATACCAAAACTGAAACAGACAATAAGCTAAAAGATAAAGCAGATAAACAGCACGGTTTGCATGTTCCACAAACACAAACACCTTCTAATTCGGTATTTCTGCGCAATGACAACACATGGCAACAAGTAACGCCTGACAACATCGGCGCACCTACTAAAAACGGCGTAGGAGCAAGCGGCACATGGGATATCAATATCAGCGGCACAGCGGCTAAATTGCAAGATTGGACATTACAACAGATTTTAGATGAAATAAAATCACGTTCAACGCAAATTTCTATTTTAACAGGCGTATTGAATGACGGTGGAACTATTCCGTTACCTGATGGTTATACAGAAACAGAATGTAAGTGGATGGTATCTCCAAAATCTGATAACTATAACTGGTATCCGTGGGACATCAACGAAAACGGCGGTACGCAGTTAATCTATACTTTCTACTGTTACACCGAAGGACGCAAGGTTATTTGTAGGTCGCGACACGTTGGCGACGATGGCGATAGAACATTTTCTGGCTCTGTTAATTATATGATTATCGGGGTGAAATAATATGTACTATATTTTCAATACAGAAAAAAAGTGTATATGTTCCTGTGATTTTAAGCCGAATACAAACGATTTGGCGACGCGTGGAGAAATAGCCGTTGAATCACAAGTGATATATTCCAACATTGAATATTTAGTTTTTGAAAAAAATAAAATCGTAGAAAAACCAGCAGAAAAAATTGAACTACCACAAAAAAACAAACCGTCTTTAGCGGAAGAAATCAAAATGCTGAAAGAACGAATTGCAAAACTTGAAAAAAATGCAGGTGTTTAAAATGTGTATGTATTTTTTGATAAGAAATGGTTATTGCGTCGGCGTAAGTGAATCACGGCAAGAATTGGAACAACAAAAACAAAACGGTGATGTAATCAACGAAATGAAGGATGAAAAACGCGCAGATGAAATTTTTACGTTGGACGCAGAAGGGAATATGATAAAAAGATAAGTCTTTAAAACTAAAAAGGTAAACCCTTTTTATATAAAAAAAGGTGGTAGGCGATGGGAGTAGATATTATATTAGCCGCGATAGGCGGTTTCGTTACAGTATTCATGTTTTTCTATAAATTGGTCATTTTTCCGCTATCGGAAGCAATTGCAGAACTAAAAAAAATGATTGTCGAACTGCGTGAAGAAATAAAAGCCGAAAGGGAAAAGCGCGGTGAAATGGATAGACGTGTAACGATTTTAGAAGAAAAAACAAAACACATTGAAGAAGTGATTAAATGAACAATTTTGTAAACAACGATTTTATAAACAAAATATCAGTAAACGGCGTTGTGGCAGTTAGTCTATGCGCCGCTTTATTGATTTGTGTATGTTGTGGAATGATAGATTTAGCGCAAAGCCTAACTAGCGGTCTGTTGGGATTCTTGTCTCGTTCAATTGTAAAGGAAAAGTGATTTTATGCAGAAAGTGAATATAAAGAAAGCTGATTTCAGCTATGATTATGATAATCTAACAACAAGAAATAAAACGGATATGATAGTCATTCACCACACAGGGAATCCCGTTGACGATGATTTATCAGCGTATGAAATCAATGCAAGTCACCAAGCACAAGGTTGGACGTGTATCGGCTATCATTATGTTATCAGAAAGAATGGCGTTGTGGAAGAAGGTAGACCGCACTGGACGGTTGGAGCGCACGCATACGGTGAAAACAGTCATACGATTGGCGTTCACGTTTGCGGCAATTTTGAAATCGGTGAACCAACAAGCGCACAAATTGAAAATCTTGCGATGTTATTGGCAAATGTTTGCAGTGATTACGGTTTACCGATAGACCGCGAACACATCAAAGCACATAGAGAACTTATGCCTACCGCGTGTTGTGGGCGAAATCTATACAAGCAATTAGATGTAGTGGTGGGCAAGGCGAATTGGTACGCCAATAACTAAATTGGTACGCCAATCAGTAATTTATTATTTAAGGAGCATGATGAAAATGTCAAAATGGACGGATTTTAGAGACGAAGTAGTTAAAAGCGTTAAGTTAGACAGCGTAACAGAGCAGGTAAAACAAAATGTCATGAACGCTATTATTAATGAAGGTGTACCCTTTATCGAAGCGACGGCACAAGCATTCACAGCGAAATTACAAGAACAAGCAAAGACTGAATCTGGTTGGTGCATGATTCGTGACCGTTTCGTAATTCCAACAGCGTTTAGCATTGGTTTGTTTGCCATGAAAAACATAATTGAAATCACAGCGAAAAATATAAAGTGA